AGCATCACAACACCGCCCCATGCTCAAGCGCCGCAACCATGGCTTGGCGTCGCATGGCGTGATCGCGGTCGATCTCGCGCAGTCCAGTGATATTGGCATCGCCAACCACGCACAGCATGTTGAGCGACACGGTATCGCCGAATATCTCGCGATTGATAAGCGGCGTGTGGCCATAGAGCCGATATCCCATATCGGAGATGAGGGCGATCAATTCGTCAGACTTTTCCTTGCGGTCGTTTTCCACGTAAAGCACCGGCCGACATCGTTCGATGGTCTGATGCGCACCACGCAATACGCTCGCCTCCATGCCCTCCACATCGATCTTGATAAGGTCGACGCGCGTCATACGGAACGAGTCAAGCGTGATCACTGCAACCTCTTCGCCGCTCTCCCCGCCGATCGAAAGGCCACCGAAGTTTCCGGTTTTGTCGTAATCAACCGGCGGAACGCGAACGGTCCCGATCTTCTCTCCGGCGGCTCCCATCATGGCATTGGCGTTGGTGATCTCATTGAGCGCGAGATTGCCAACGAGCATCTGATACATTTGCCGCTGAGGTTCGATCGCAAACACTTTGCCGTCTCGGCCGACCGCCTTGGCAAACCATATGGTATGCGCACCAATATTGGCACCGACTTCGACCACCACGTCGCCAGGGCGCACGATCTGCTGCCACAACAGAATCTCTTCCTCGGAATATGTGCCTGACGTATTTAGCGAGCGCCCAATATAGGCGTCGTTATCGTAAAACATCAGCCGGCCATGGCGGCATTGCTTGACTTGGATCATACTGTCACATGCTCTCATAGACCATATAACATCCCATCGCGCCCGGCGTCCCTCCGGTGAATGCGCTCAACGAAACCTCACCCCCGGTAGATGCAACGTTTCCGATCACGACGTAACATTCCTCGATTTTGTTTGCCTTCATGAACTGGATGCCGCCGTTAGCATTGAAGGACATGTCCTGCAGCAACAGCGTTGACGAGCGCCGCGGTTTGAGGGTTGCATTCGTATTCCCAACGAGAGCCGGCGCTGCCAATGCCGCTGTCGCTGGATTATTCGGCGCGTCATTTTGTGTCGCCCCCAAGGAATTACTGCCAGTCCCGACTTGGCTGTCCTGTGCGAGCTGCATATAGGTCGGCGCGGATGACGTGGCCTGGCCGTTCATCTTGATTTCCCAGATATAATTGATCTGGGTGGCGCTGCCGCCTCGCAGGATAAACGGATAGGTGGCATCAACAAGGTCCACAGTGTCGGCCGTTGCGGTCGGCGTGATCGATGTAACGGCCGTCGTGCGTCGAGCCATGGCGTTTCCTTAGAACCTCGGTAGCATCCTGGTAAACGGCTTGCCCGTCACCATCGCATCGACGTATTCCGCAATAAACTTCTTCATTGGGTAGCACTCGCCGGTCCGCACGCGGTCGGCTTCGCAGAGATCGCAGACATAATGATCACACTTCGGACAGTACCCCCGTGATCGCGTCCGCTTGGGATTGAGCACGACGCTGGCCGAGCAATGCGAACACTTGATGAATGGTGCCTCGAAAAGCATCCCTGCCGGCACCGGAATCGCATTGCTCCCAACCGCCAGCGCCTGTTCCGGCGTGATCCCCGGACTCTGCCGGTGATCAACGCAAAAGTAGCCTTCCAATTCGCGCTTTGAGAACATGGATTGGATCATATCTCAAGAAGTTGAGGGGTATTCAGGAATGGTAGAAGCGCCGCCTTAACGGCATCCATTATCCCAGAACCACCGTTCGAACCGCTGTTCATTGTGGCCTGAAGCGATGTCTGCGTCGCAGATACAATCTGGTATTCAACCAACTGAAAGTTGTGACCATCACCGATCATTGTCCATCCGGCCCCTGCGCTTTCTGGATCGCCTGAGGGTATATAATTGGCGAAGATAAAATCATTGGCATTGTCCGTACTGATCGAGGCAAGCGCGCTTGATCCGGACTTTGCAGGCACGCTCGCATTGGTATCAAACGGAGAAACGGTTTTTGCTCCGGACACCCCAAACGCAACCGCCGTGGTATATGCCGATCCGGTTGCGATCGTTATCGTGGCTGTCAATGGTCCGGAATAGGTGCCCCACCATAGCTCGGTTCTGTTGGTACCCCCCGTACTTTGGTCCCTAAAAGCAAGGTCTGGAATATCGGGTGATGTCACCGATGTCGGGATGCCGACGGAGTTATTGGAAATAATGGCAACGTAGATAATCCCAGGGCCGCCAGTTGTGGTCAGGCTAAGCGTAACCGGCGTCGTCGTCGAGTGGTTCTGGGTCGACTGGCCGTCGAGAGAAAGGGACATCAGCGCCCCAACCTTCCCAGCGCTTCCGCGATCACATTCTTGACCTTATCATGCTCGGCACGTTTCCGCTCCAGATCACTTGATACCATCGCATAGTTAATTTTGGCTTGATCTATCTTAGCCTGCCATTCCGCGGCATCTTTTTTTAATTCTCTCACGCGGTCCGCAGCTGTATCGACCTGCGCCCTAGCTTGTGCGATGGACTGTTTGTTTTGTAGCTCAATCCTTTCAACTGCGCGTTGCAAAGTAACGTTTTGGGCATTTATTTTGTGGGAAATATTGTCAAGTTCGGTTTGCAACCGCTCAACATCTCGTTTTGCAGCCGCATCACGTTCGAGTTTTGCTTGGGCTTCCGCGGACTTCGCCGCCGCAAGCCGGCGTTCTGATTCAGCCACCTGACGATCGGCCACATCTTGGATGCTGCCGATCTGCGCCCATTCCTGCAAAGTCTCCAGCAACCCCGGAAACAGTTCGCCAAACTTCTTCGCGGACTCGAAAGCCTGAATCTTCTGTTGCGCTGTCGTCATGGCTTGGTCCTGCGATAAAGGGCGGTGACGGTCACCGCGGTCGTCCCGTCGCCGTTAGTCACGCGAGGGCGGGCGAAGACCACGACTTGCAGTACTTCATAAATATCCGCAGCTGTGATATTCAGAAGATTGTTGAAGGGATCGCGCAGCGTGTGGAAATTAACTCCATCATTGGAGCCTTCCCATGACAGATTAAATCCGGCGCCGAGCGTGCCATCGACCTGGACGCTGCGATCGGCAAATCCAATAAAGGTGGGCGGTTTGGTCACCGTCAACCCGGTATCGCCGTTAGCCATCGCCCAGGATATGACCCAGCCGTCACCATCATCAACGGAATTGGCAAAGGCTATGGTCGGGACAATAATACTCATCGTGCCGCCGCTGCTGCAGGCCGTCGCCGCGCCTGCATCGCCGCAGCCTTGCGCTTGGCCGCATGCTCGGCTTGTTTCGTCTGATGTTGCCGCTGCAGTTCTGCCATCGCGAACTCATGCTCCTGTCTGGCCTGCTCGATCTGCATTCTGATCTTCTCGCGCTCCGCTTCGACGCGCATCATTTCCATGCGGAGGTCTTGCGCGTGCTGTTCGCGGGCGGCTTGCTGGTCCTGCGTCCGCGCAAGCGCGTCCTGTTGCGCATTGAATTTTTCCGCTTCTGCCTGCACGTTCGCACGCTGGACTTCGGCGGCACCCTTCTGCTGATCCTGCTGAAACTTGAGTTGCGCCGAGCGTTCGTCGGATTGCGCCTTGAGCTGGACGGCTTGCAGCTTCGGATCGGGCGGCTGGCTCTGCGCTTGCTGCTGCAGCTTCTGCTCGATCGACTTCTTCATTGCCGCCGGCATCGGCATGAATTCGAGCTTGATGCTCCACGGGATGGTCGGATCATCCTTGATGATCTCGTAGGCGTCCTGCATGAGGTTTGCGACATCAGGCCCCTCGTCCATCGATATCTCGACGTTCAATTGACCTATCGCATTGATGATGACGGGCTGGCCCCATTCATCCAATTCCATGCCGTTGATCTGAAAAAATTGTGGGAGCCCTTGATTGTCAGTCACGCGAATCCAGCGATCGGCTTGCCAAGTCCGCGAAACGATATTCCAGATCGCTTTGTAGACCCGGAGTTTCCAGGCACAGTAATTGCGGAGGAAAGACCCTAGCTCAGCCGTTCCAGCCTTTTGCATGTAATTGATGGCGACGCCGGAATGCTGGTCATCCTGCGCCATCAAGGTCGGGTTTACATTGATATAGGACTGGATTTGCTGCCTGGCATCCTGCATCAGCGCCAGTTGATTGGCGAGATCGGCGGCCTTGTTGGGATCGGCCGCGGGCGGCTCAAAACCCATGTTGTATTCGATATACCCGTCTGGTCGCGCATTCTCTCGGCGCGCGACCTCGACGCTATCGACCGCGCCTTTCTGCCCGGTCAACTTGGTCACATTCGACAGAAACAGCGCCTTGCTGCGCCGTTGATTCACTTCGTCCTGCATGCCCTTCAGAGTGCGGACAAGGCCATAGGCATCGCCGTCGTGATCGATGTTCGCGCGGAACATAACGAACCGGGACATTGGCTTGCCGCGCTCGTCTAGGAACGGCGATACACCTTGCGCCAGCAAAAGCATCGAGCAATAGAATGCCCAATACCACATCCCATCATGAATATACCAGTGTTCGACGAGACGCAGCCGCTTTTCGTTGACGTAAATCCACTTGTACTCGCGATCGGCATGCGTGGTGAGATCGAAGCCGGTCTCCACCATCAGCGTCCTAAGTTCTTCCTCCTTGTCGGGAAAAAGCTCGATCGCCTCTTCTACGTCGAGCCACTTCGCGAGCCCGTGGAATCGCCCGAGCACTTGAGGCTTGATATCGCGGGGATCGTGGAAGAAATCATCCCCATACACGATTTCCATTGCCACATCGGGGTCGTCGTGATCGCCCTCGATCAGCTTCAACTCGATCCCGGCGATGCCCTCGATGCCGGCTTGCGTAGCGCATGCGCCATCCAGAAATTTCCATTGATTGCCTTCTAGCACCGACCGCACCGCTTGCGTGGCGATCTCGGCGCCGTCCGCATTCTTGGGATTGCGCGGGAAAGCTTTCGGGTCTTGCCTCAACCGCGTCACAAGGCCGGCGACGCTATCGATCTTTCGGTTGATCTGGTTATCGGTGATGATGGGCTGGCGGCGCTTGCGGAGAATTTCGATTTCTTCGGGACTCCATTGAGCTCCATGGTACATGTGGCGCGACTGCTTGGCCTCCTCGTACTCTTGAACACATGCAGTCAGATAATCAATATATTGTTGCCTAAGCCTGCTTACCGGCCAGAAGCCGTCGTCTCCCCCGGAAAAATCGAAATCATCCGGCGCGTTCGTCGACCAGTAGCCGAGCGTCCCGTCACGCGAGACAAAATTGGAGCCTTTAGACGGGAGGGGCATTAATGCAAGTCCATCAAAGCACGAGAATCGGGATGATCAGCTCCAATACGCACCGCCTCACCATGTTCTTGCGTCACAGGCTCTAGCGCCCTCGCCTCTTCAAGCCGCGCATAAGCCCCCACGATGATCGAACACCACACGAGGCCCGTAACGGCAACCGCGAGCCAATTGGCTTGAACGTCACTCATCGAACGTTCTGCGCCGAATCAGATAATCCGTCCTAAGCCACTCTTCCTGTCGCCGCTCGCGCCAGCCTTCCAGCACGGTCCGCAGCTCACCCGGGTCCGAGTATCCGTCCGCCATCATCTTGTCGACAATGACGGCGCCGAACTCATGGACGAGGGCGCGGAAGCCCTTGGGCATGCGGTCGATGGCGGACATCACGCGAAGGGAGTTTGGATCAGGCACGGCGCTTATTGATCCGCTTTGAAACCATCAACCAGATAACCCACAGTTTTCCAGTTTTCGAATCAAGTCGAAAAATTGGTTTTTGCCCCGGCCTAATTCGTGGGAATCGTTTCATTGTCGCCCCTCATCGGGCATCCCTCAATTCGCCCGTCGTCTGATTTCAGCATCGATCTCTTCCGGTATGACTCCATTGAGAATTTTACGAATATCACGAATGAGATTGTTGGCTTGATCGACGCATTCAACCTTTACCTGCACAACCTGGCCAACGTCGGCATGGATGATCGCCGATACATGCTGAAGAACATTCGTTGGGTATTTTCGCAAATCCATGCTCATTGCCGCCCCGCCGCTACCTCCACAAAATACGCATTGATCTCGTGCAAGATCGCATCGACGCGATCGACATCACGCTCGGTCGCATAGGTCGGATCATCTTCGTCAAGCATGTCGGAATAGACGAACGAATCGATCAGCGCCTTGGCGCCCGCATAGAAAAATCGCTTGTAAGTCTTGACCAGATCGGCATGCGTCTCGGGCGGGATGGTCTGTTCCATGATGGAGCGCCAGGCGGCATCGATCACACGACTCGTGGTGAGGGTGCGGGGTTCAGACGCGGCGCCGTTGTTTTCTGGTTTAGCGTTTTTCGTTTTCATGCGTTTTGTCATCGGGGAATAGTTCCTTTGCTTCCTCCAATGAAATCCAACGTCCATAGACGACAAACCCCGCATAATAAACATTTAATGAGGGATCGCGCTCCATCAAATCTACGATCGGATGCTTTCTCATGCCGGAAACACCTGTACGACGCCGAGCCGCAGCCCGGCTCTGAGCCTGATGGTCTGGAGCGTTAGATCGTGAATCTCGGGCAGTACGTTGCGGAGCGTGATGCCGGAGACGGTCGAGAGAGCGATGGCGCGGAGGCGGATCAACGGGGCCACTTTGTCAAACTTCGGTCTACTGCCTCCCGGCCGAATATCTTTCCGAATGCCGCTTGCCATTCTGCCTCACTATGGGCAAATGGTCCGACCTTCGCCGCCTTCATCTGGTCAAGCATTCCGGGCGGCAAAGTGGAAGGATCGAGCGTGCGTTTTACAATGTAATCCAATTCGTCGCGAGACCACTTTTCCATTACGAAGCCTCGTTAGGATCAGTCGTCCATTTCGATTCTGGCCGCAGCTCCGCGACCCAAGCATTCACATTCGCCACGATATCGTCTGCGTCGGCCTCACCGAGCGGGGTTTGCGTGACCACGTTCGCGCGCCGTGGTCCGCATGAAAATATGATCCCGGTGTCGATGCGCTGATCGGGATGCTCGATGCGGTAGAAATTGACGGAAGCGCCAATGTTGGCGAGGCGATGATTGATGAGGCGGGCGAGGGACTGAAGGGGGGCGTCGGGAGGGCGGGGGATGGACTTCATTGCGTCATATTGTTAGAGCGTTTTCCAACTGTCCATCGGAATCGTCTCGCTCGGAGGCCGATAGGCATCCTTCGGCGCTTCCGGCACGAGCTTCGTCTTGGTGTAGGGCCGGCTCAGACAAGCGTACCGAGCATCGTCAGCCGAATGGTCTTCTGCGTTCTTGTCCACATCCTCGGGCTGATGAATGTCGTGCTGCAGGACCGGGATCGTGCGGATGGAATCGACGCAGGTCGAAAACCAGAAAATCATGGGATCGGGATCGACCGCGGTGCCCGTTCCGATCATCCTTGATCGAACCACATCCCAGCCGCTCATGGGGCCGCCGCCATGGCCGGCGATCCTGCTGACGCGTGCATTGTCCGCAGGACGGAAGGCGGCGAGCTCTGCCTTGACCAGTTTGCCGTTGATGCGCTCGGCGATCGAGGGGCCGCCGTCTTGTTTGAATGCGGAAGGGTCAAGGACACCGTAAGACAGCTTCGGGTCTTTCGCCTCCCGCTCGATGATGCGGTCTGCGACTTGTTCGGCGGTGAGCTTTAGGCCCTTGTTGGGGCCGCAGGAGATGTAATCCTCACGATAGCGGATGAGAGAGCCGCGACGGAGGATCAAGCCTCCTCGTCCGGCGTGTTCCATCCCAAGTCGATCGGATTCCCCGTTGCGCTGTCCCGGATGATCAGCCCGTTGTAAGTCAAGTCGTCGTCCTGAAATATCCGGTTCGTCTTCGAGGGAGCCTCGACGGAGCACGATACCGGCCTGCACCGCGGCGCCGTCCTCGCCAATTTCTCCAATTGGGTCCAAGCATCTATTGGGTGCGTGGTCTTGATGAAATCGCCGCCTTCCAAGTCGATCACCCACAGCGGGGATTTCGAAATCATCTTGGACGACTGCCCACCATCCAATACTTGCGGGAGAAGCCGAACCCCAGTCACCGCTGCGAAAGCGCAGCCAATCCGGCGGAATAGAGAACGGCGGGATAACGTGCTTGTCATTGCGCCAACAGTCGAAGAAGGCGCCATCGACAACATCCCAATCGCCGTACCGCATCGCCTTGACGAGAGCTTCCGAGCCCAAACCTTCAAGGCGCTGTTCATAGCCGGGATCGTCCTGCATCATGCTCGGGTTGTCTTCCAACCGAGCGGGGATGAATTGGCGGATCATTCCGCCTTCAGAGGCGGGCATCAAACGGGCAACTAAAGGCTGCACGCCCGCGATGAATGTTTCCTTGACCCACAGATGTCCGATGTTTCCTGGGTTTGCACTCGCAAAGATGCGAGGAAACCGACCGGCATATTGAGACGGCAGATCAATTCCGACCATGCGGACGCGATTGCGGAGAAATCGGTACATTGTGGACGAAAAATGGGTAAGTTCATCCATCAATAGAACGTGAATCTCGGCGCCCTGGTAGCGGTAGATATCCTTTTCGTCTTTGCAGTGGCAAAGATAAATCTTGCTTCCGTTCCAGAAGCGAATCTCGTCCTCGATGACCGAACAGAAGCCACTGTTAGCCCATCCAGCCAATAGCGCGCGAAAGCCGTTGGGGCCCTCCATGTGATTCTTGATCAGATCAAGACGGCTGCGGCGGAAGAGATAGATTTGCAGTCCTGGAATTGCGGCGCCCCAAACGACGCCAGCAATACGCATGCACATCGATTTTCCGCCACCGGCCGCGCCGCCGAATAGAACCTCTGTTGCCCCGGTCTCGAATGCTATCCACTGTTTGGGATGCAGATGTAGATCAAGCTCAAGAGGGCGGCGGTTGCTCATGCTTAAATGCCATTAATCGACGCTCATAATCGGGGTCGCTTTTCAGCAACTTATAATTGATTGGTATCTCCCAATTGAGTAGCCATCTCCATACCGACCCGTGAAACTTGTGACCATTACGAATTGTGGCGCGCCAATATTTCCAGCGAAGCCATAATTGATGGAGGGACCACATGAACTTTCGCCTCTTACGTCGAGTGCGGATCACGGAGACGCTCATAATTCGTTGCGTTGAGTTGCAGAGCGAAGCGTCGCGATGCGCGGCGGGGTGCGGCGATGCGGCGAGATGCGCTGCGGGGTGCGGCACTGCGGCGCGCAGCGTCAAGTTGCGGCGCCGCAGTGTAGTAGTTATTACCGGCGGCTCAGAGCTTCTTTGGCGGCTGCTAGCAACTCTTGCTCGTCAAGCTGATTATGTTTCCGCATAACCATCTGCGTGACGCTTGCCACCGTCCTCGGGCGGGTCGTGAGCATTCCAAGTTCAAGCACACTTTTGCGAACATTGTGAATTGCTTTGTTCTCAGCATCGAGTTTGCTGATGTCCGCACAATCCATCTTTTGTAGTCCCGTCCGTTGGATACGTCGAGACCGATCGATTGCTCGTTGTCCACTGATGGATAATTCTTTGTCTATACGCAGCCGATATCCGAGTCCTCGATCACATTCGATGACAAGTTGATCGTCTTTTCTAGCGCGGCGAGTTGCCGTCATGATTGCGCCGGCAATCTGGGTGCGGCGCTGTTTCCCCGTTGCCTCCAGCAACTCGTCCCAAGTGATCAGCGCCGGGTCTCTATTGCGGATGTTGCGAAAGAGATCATATATAATCTGACTTTCGCGCGATTGCTTGAAATCGGGCACAGGTTACACTCCTTGCTCGATTTTAATGCTCTCCACCGAGAATCTTCCATACCATCCATTTTTGCGAGGTCTAAACCGACCGATACCAATAAACTGACCAGCCCCGATAAGAACTTGCTCGAATACGGTCTTGGACTTATCGATTACTGACGATTGCAACACCGTATCGTCCACAATCACAAACTCGACGGACGCCTCCCATTTGGGAAAGAATGGATAATATTTATTGACCCGTTTCGACCCGCCACGTTTTCCGTCCGAAGGCAAAAACAGGCATTCGCATTCGACTTTGTCTCGGTGCACACCAAGCGGCACTGGCGTAATTACCATTACGCCGGCCTCGAAATTCTTGGTGTACTTCGCCTTTCCTCCTCCAGGAACAGGGATGGACATGAATAAAGCGGATTCTGATAGGCAGTTTTTGAATGCTCCTGGAGAGATGAACGTCATTCCGTTGCCGTCGGCGTGCATATGATTGCGCCAAGTGCGGCGGTAATAGTCGTCGTGCGACTCACCTTGTAACTTTTCTACTTCGTAGTGCTTCGCCTGTGAATAGGGTGATATGCTTTTGAGATGCGCTGTAACAATTTTCATTGCGAAGTTCTCCATCGTCTCCGAGCCCACTACGCCCGGAGCGATTTGTCAGGGGACACTTCATGCTCGATGAAGCATCACCCGGAGACGATGGAGTCTCGGGATTCATCTTCATCGCTCTCCCTAGTAGTGGCTAGGGAATTTGAATGAATAAGAACGTTGCGGAGCGACGCGAAACGTTGCGGTGCGACGCGGTGCGTTGCGATGCTGAGCGACGCGATGCTGAGCGACGCGACGCGGTGCGGTGCGTGATAGATATTCAAGCGGTAGCCGCGTCCACATCCCGCTCACCGTCGAGCCCCGAGCTATGCTTGGCGTGTGCCTTGTCCGAGATACGGCCCCTCTTGCGCATGCCCTTGACCTTGGAGTTTGCAATCCGGATGGCCTTGCCCTCGTCACCGCTATCCCGAAGGATCGCGTTCGCGACCGAGGCGGCCTTGGCGGCTCCGGCACCGGAGAGGGCGTGATTATGACGGCTCGCGAACGATTTCGAGTTCCATGGCATTGATGAATCCTCGCCGTTCGATTGCCTTAGAGGGGCGACGCCGAAGCCTGACATCAGCGGCGTCCCGCTTCGTTCCGCGCGCTGTGCATTTCAGCTATTTGTTTTGGCGTCCACTGCTTGCCGTCAACAAAGTTGACGGTTGCCAGCAATTCCAGCGCCTCTTCTTTTGAGTGGCAGGTGATCACGCCGCTGCTGAAAACAACACACCAGCGCTGTTCGATATGCACAATCTCATTATCCATCGTGCCCTCAGCCGTATTTCCGCGATGACGGCCCGCCATACTGTGGCCCCGAACTCCGCAAGCCAGGCGACGTGCCGCCGAGGCCCTGGCGTCCTACCGGCCTAGCGTTTTTTTTTACGCTGGCACCCGAGGGAAATTTGGGATTCTGATCCTCATCTATGTGCCGGACGCTCGGCTGCCCACCCTTGTTGACGCGTGCGCCTCGGGAGGGCATCGCGCCGGCTCGCTGATTGGTTGGGTGATTTATCTCATTGCCCGGCACTGCGCCGCGGTCACGAACGCCGCCTTGGTCACGTTTGCCGGCCTTGCCGTCGAAGTCGGTCATCCTGCCGCGTTGGGATGTCGTTTTGCGCAGGATAGCAGGCTTGCCTCCGTTTCTGCGATCGTCCGCGTCGGGCTCGCGATGGCCGCCCATCTTGCGCATTTGATTGCCGGAGATTGCGCCGCGCCGGTAGAGGGACTTCATGCTTTCGGCCACGTTAGGCTCCTATTTCCTCTGTCTCGACTGGATCGGGATGGTGTTCGAATGGTGTCATGGCGGTATCGATTGCTTTCCAGTGGTCGCGCTGTAGTCTGTCATAGACTGATGCAGATCGTTCATAATTTGTTGTTTGGGAATGAGGTCTTTGGCTTCGCCATACTTGGAATGGTCGTCGCGGTAGTCCTTCATAGGATAACGCCTTTTGTCTGCATCAACGCGCGCTTTGATGTGTCCAATCGCGATAGAATTAGCAACTTGCACATCCGCCCAAATGTCTAGCTCGCACGGGACGAGCGCTTTTCCGTCCACCATTTACAATGACGATTCGCCCTCACGAGTCCGCAGACCTTCTCGCATGACGACAACTCGCCCCCGCCGAAATATCGGCAGTCCTTGCATTCCCGATCACCGATTCCGTAGACCGCGGTGATCTTGCTCGCCTTGAAGGCGTCGACCACGCCCTTAGCGCGGAATATCCGCAGCAGTTCTCTGTCCCGTGGCGTTGGATCGTCGAGATAGGGACCGCACCATAGGTCATGGGGCGGGTTCTCGGGATCACGCTTGAGGCACCGCTCGAGCGCCGGGCGGATGGCCTCTTCGTAGCGCTCGGGGTTGACGCCGAAGACCATCACGTGATGATGCTCGCTTGCTGTCGCAAACGCATGGGCGGCGGGATAGGTGTCAACGGGGTTATCGCCTGCGTCGATCGCCCATTCGGTGTGTTCGTGCTCAATCCATGCCTGCCTAAGATCGCGTCCGCTCATACCACGAACGCCAAGCCTGCCATATATCATATCTAAGTACAGCGTCCGATCGATGTAGACAGTTTTGCCGTCAACGCTGATGCCGCCCGCGTAGGGAATGTCGTGCGACGTATCGAGCTTGACCTTGCGGCCGTAAAGATCAGGCGTGTCTCCTTCGCCGAGCATCTTGTGCAGCTCTGCGTCGGATTTTTTCTCCTCGCCGTGAAGATGGCCGGTGCTCATTTATTTTTTGATGACCTGTTGACATCACGGTGACGCTGTGACACTATCAATCATCGAGCCACGGGGAGACGGAAATGGCAATGAAGCACTTCAACGGCGACACTCAACTGATCGCAATTTCCACGATGAACAATAAGGAATTCGCGGTCAAGTTTCCTGGCGTCAAGGGAAAGCGCGTTGACAGCTTTTCGATGATGGTTGGCGTTGCCGCTGGCGCGGCTTGGCGCGATGCGGTTCCGGTGGAACGGTCGGTGTTCTACAAGTCCAATCCTTCAAAGCACCAATGCGACGCGCGTTGCATGTTCGCCAAGGGCCGCACAATGAATTGCGAGTGCTCGTGCGGCGGCAAGAATCACGGCATCGGCTCTTTCACCTGCAACTGAGGGGCCGCCATGACCCCCGCCCAATACACGGCCCAACTCCACAAGCTGGGCCTTACTCCTTATGCCGCCGGTCCAGTGCTGGGAATCTCGCGTCGCCAGTCCATTCGGTATGCGCAGGGCGACGCGGACATTCCTGATATCGTTGCAAAGCTTGTGCGGGCGCTGGTCGCGCTCGATCGGACTGAAGTTTAAGCCGCCTCCGGCCGCCCGCTGAGATTGATCACCGGAGCCAACGGGGCCGCGTGCTCGCCGCTCGGATCGGTCTGGGCCACTTTCTGCGGCGCATCCCCGCCGAGCATTTTGCGGAGTTCGATGTGGGCAGCGAGCCGGGAGACGACCCTTAGATTCGGCTTGCCCTTTTCGGTGAACATCAGCCCCTCGATCATGGTGCGGTCTTCGGGGTCAATCTGGTCCCATTCCCTCAACCGGGAACCGTCCCAAAAAATCATGGGATCGTAGCGGAGCACGCGCCACAGCCAGGCTTCTAGCGCAAGCCGCTTGGCCTTGATCGTTTCTTCGGGCTGGCCCGTCAGGTATTCAATCCGCTCCCGGACATCGCGGCGCCGCTCTACTTTCGTGATGGCGCCGCTTTTGTCGGCATATCCGGCGATCCGGGCCGCCTCTACGGCGGTGTGCATTTCGGCGCGCGCGCGGGCATACCGCTCATGCGATGCAATCCGCAGCGGCTTACAACCCGGAGCTTCTACAACCTCGGACTCGGACAAGGGAATGATTCCTATGGATTCCTTAATTGGCGGCCGGGCCCGATTGGTTACGGGGGCAATTTTACCGCCGAAGCGGAACTTATCTGCCTTCCCAGAACAGCACTCACCGGCCAAACTTGGTGCGCCCCGACCGGGCCATCACATCCGATCGCTTGTTGGCGGAGGCCAGGGTGATCGTCCCGGCCGGTGCGCAAATCTCGAATCTTTATCAGCCCCGAGGCCATTTGGCCTTCCAAGGGCCTTGCGATCCTAGTCATGACCGCAGCGCATTTTGCCCAACCCAATGGCACGGAACAAGAATGCGCTGGTTCCCTCTCTACGCCTATTTAGACGGATTGCAAGGGGGCAGCCATGGAACGCACGTCTATTCTGCGGCAGTCTGTGTAAAAAGAGGGGAATCGCCATAGATGCGGCGCTGTGCCATTGCGGCATATTCGGGATTGAGTTCGATCAGGATGGCAGAACGCTGGAGCCGATCGGCGACGAGGCCGGTGGTGCCGGCGCCACCGAAGGGATCAAGGACCGTCCCTCCCTTCGGGCACCCCGCGAGGATACATGGCTCTATCAGGGCTGGCGGGAAGGTGGCGAAGTGGGCTTCACTAAAGGGCTGTGTGGCGACTTCCCAGACGGATCGCTTGTTGCGGCGATCCACATAGCCATTGATTTTTGACGCATAGTCGCTGTTATGTAGGATGTTGCTCGATCGGTCGACCGTGGCGTTCTTGATACCGATACCCGAGCCGCGAGCGTGCGTGTTCGCGCTAGCGCCTTCCTTGATCGCCTCCGCATCGTAGTAGTATCTTGCGCTCTTGGTCAGCAGAAACAGATACTCGTGCGCCTTCGTGCATCGATCCGTGACGCTCTCCGGCATCGGGTTGGGTTTTGACCAGATCAGGTCTTGTCTCAGATACCACCCATCGTCCTGGAGCGCGAAGGCGACGCGCCAGGGGATGCCCACTAAATCCTTTTGCTTGAGCCCGGCGGGCGGCACAGCGCGGCCTAGGTGGCGCGTAGGGCCGACTGCGGGATTCATGTTGTCGGTGACTTGGTACGAACGCGACGCGGCATAGGAGTCGCCCAGATTGAGCCAGCATGTGCCGTCCCGTCTCATGACCCGCCGCACCTCGCGGAACACGGCCACCATCTGCTCGACGTATTCCTGATAGGTGGATTCGAGGCCGATCTGGGAGTCGATGCGTCGGGCACCGCAGCGCAGGCAATCGCCCTTAAACTGGTGACTTAGGTGAACGCTGCCCTTTCCGCCGTCGAGACTGGATGATGCGATGCTCGCGGCGGTGCGAGATGGCGCGCTTTCCTGATGATCGCACCCTAGAACACCACCTTCCCACTTAGCCGTGCCATAATCCCGCAAGCCCCAATACGGCGGCGAGGTTACGCAGCAATGCACGCTGTCTGGCGGGAGGGTAGCCAGCACGTCCCGGCAGTCGCCATTGATGATGCGGATGCTCACGCGCTCACCATCTCCAGGCTATCCACCGAAATTGTCATTTTGTGAACGAAATCGATCAGAAGACTGACGCGTCTTTTCACTTTCGCGCTGCGCACCTTGGCGATCAAGCCGGCATAGGGGCCGCCGATGATCTTCACCGTATCGCCTTCACGGAAGACGGCATCCGCTCGGTCGAAGACGCCGCAGCCTTCGGCCCGTTGAAAGGTATCGATGAGGACCGCGGGAATCCGGGACACCTTGCCGCGACCGCACCGCAAGACAGTCTCGACACCATCGATTTCCAATAGGCGATCGATGCGGCCGGCATCGCACTGAGCGAAGACATAGCGCTCGAACAGCGGCTTGATGATCACATATCGATCGCCGTTTCTTTGGGCGACCCGTGTTCGCACCCATGGGCAGAATACGGGGATTCTTGCGGCCTTGATGCCCAACTCGGCCCGACCTTCCGCCTGGGGTTTGGTGTAGATGCCGAGCCAATAGTCGCTCATTTGGCTGGCCC